TTGAATCACAGCGTCAATCCTTCCGTGAGTTCTTGTGTGTCTAAATGCTTCTTAAACTCTGTATAACCACCAATTGGACTACGTAATCCATCTTCTTCTACTAAGATCATTGGTACAGTCTTCTGATTAGGGAACAATTCAGTAAACTCATCCATTTGAATATCTTTGCCAATATCAATAACATGATGATCTACCATCTTAGTACTGGCCAATAACTTTGCACCTTCACAATATGGGCAAGGTGGGTTTGATCTAGAATAGATGAAATATTTTTTCATAGTGATAATCCTTTTAGTGTGTCTTCGTTTACGTCTTGTTTAACTCCACCGATAACATACGATGAAATTTCTGTTTCTTGTGGAGCAACTTGAACGTTGCCACCGCCAATCCACTTTTCAGTCCATGGAAGTGGATTAGATTGTGATACCTGGTATGGACTAGTATAACCTAATGTTCTCATACGTTTAGTACCAATCCACTCAACATAATCGCTGAGTAGTTTTTGATTCAGACCAATCATTGATCCATCTTTAAATAAGTATTTAGCCCATGCTTTCTCTTGTTCGATCGCATCTACAAACATACCTGTTACACGATCTTCGCATTCCTTTCTGATCTTTTCGAAAGCTTTGTCATCCTTAGGTAGGTTCTTAAGAATACTCTGGGACGCTGCCAAATGGGTATTCTCATCTCTCGCAATAAACTTAATGATCTTAGCATTACCTTCCATCTTTTTAAGTTCTGCAAATGCCCAGGAACATGCAAATGAGACATAGAATCTGATTCCTTCTAGAATGTTAACTGAATTAAGCGCTAGCCATAACTTCTTCTTGAGCTCATATAAGTCAACAACAATTTCTTTACCGTTGACTGTATGCTTGCCTTTACCCAATAGATCATGCCATTTTGAATACTCAATAAAGTCATCATAGTACTTTGAAATATCAGAAGCACAATCCATGATCTCATCAATATCCAACATAGTATCAAATACCTTAGATGGATTAGGATAGATGTTACGAATAATGTGTGTATATGAACGAGAATGAATAGTCTCAAAGAAAGACCATGTCTCGATCAATACTTCTAGTTCAGGTACAGATACCTTAGGCAAGAATGCTAGGTTAGGTGATCTACCTTGTACTGAGTCTAATAGAATCTGACGCTTTAGATTCGATGTAAAGATATGTTGTTCAAACTCATCAAGTTTATGAAAGTCTGTTTTATCTTTTGATACATCGATTTCCTCTGGTCGCCAAAAGAAGCCTAATTGTTTGTCCGTTATCTTTTCAAACTGTGGATACTTCACAACATCATAACGAGCAACATCTACACTCTCATCAAAGAACATCGCTGATTCTAAATGCGATTTCTTTTTACGCGCAAATACGGACATATTTTTCCCCTTTAAATTTTACATGATTCACATTCGGAATCGTCTTCTATAAACTCTAGATCTTCGATATCGTCATCGTCTTTCAGTTCGCCTGCGCCGTCATGTGTATTATTATAATATAGTTGTTTACCACCATACTTATAGAATGTCACAATGTCTTTAATCATCTGTGACATAGGAACCTTAGAATCTTCGAAGTGTTCAGGATTGTAGCTTGTATTCACAGAGATACCTTGATCGATATACTTCTGTAATACTGCACAAATCTGAAGGTAACCTTCCGGAGATGCTTGATCCCATAGTAGATCATATTTATTCTTTAGATGATAATAACCAGGAACAACTTGTGCCATTACACCATCTTTAGACTGTTTATATGATACCAATGCACGAGGCGGTTCGATACCGTTTGTACTATTACTTATCTGTGCCGAAGTTTCAGCAGGCATTAAAGCCATAAGTGTAGAGTTTCGAATGCCGTTCGTGTTGAGTTGATTACGTAGTTCAGTCCAATCCATACGGTTTTGTGGCTTCACCAATTCATCAACTTCTTTCTTGTATGTCATATTAGGTGTTACACCCATGCCATACTTAGTTTCGTCTGTTTTCGGACATGCGCCTTTCTCAACAGCCAAGTCAGCTGAAGCTTTAATTAAGTAGTACGACCATGCTTCTGCATATTCGTCGATTGTTTGAAGCGCTTCTTTATCATACTTTAGTCCACGTTTAGCAAGGAAGTACGCTAGATTAATGATACCTATACCCAAAGGTCTACGTGCCATTGTCGACAACTCAGCCGCTTTGACGGGATATGCTTGGTAATCCAATAATGCGTCAAGCGCTCTGACTGCGAGCGTACAATATTTCTCAAATTCTGATGGGTCGTTAATCTGTCCCCAGTTGATTGCTGATAAGGTGCATAACGAGATTTCTCCTTCTTCATCATCGTACGCACTCAGTGGTTTAGTAGGTAAGTCAATCTCACAACAGAGATTTGACTGGTGAATAGGTGCTTTTTCTGGTAAGAATGCACCGTGTTCGTTAGCATGATCTACATTCTGCAAATAGATTCGACCAGTATCCTTGCGTTCTTGTAGGAACTGTGTAAAGATATCCATAGCAGGAACAACCTTCTTACGGATCTTTTTATCTGCTTCGTATTTCTCATACAAACGTTTGAATTCATCTTGGTCTGCAAAGAAAGCTTCATACAAACCAGGCACATCTTTAGGTGAGAACAATGTGATATTACCACCACTCAATAGACGTTCATACATTGTTTTATTAAACTGGAATGCATAGTCCATGTGACGTACACGTGTCTCTTCTGTACCTTTATTATTCTTGAGTACTACTAGATCTTCAAACTCTAGGTGCCAAACCGGAATATAAACAGTCGCAGCACCACCACGAACACCACCTTGTGAACATGACTTAACAGCTGCCTGAAAGTATTTAAGGAATGGAATCAAACCTGTATGTACAACAGATCCGTCACCAATTTCAGATTTAATAGCACGGATAGCACCAGCAGAAATACCGATACCAGCCTTCTTAGAAATATATCTTACTACAGAGGTTGCGGTTGCATTAATTGAATCAAGTGAGTCTCCGGATTCGATGAGTACACAAGAGCTGAATTGTCTTGTTGGTGTACGAACCGCTGCCATGATAGGAGTAGGCAAACTAATATAAAAGTTTGATATTGCCTCATAAAAATCTTTAACGTATTTTAGACGTTTATCCTTTGGATATTCTGAGAATAAAGTTGCGGCAACCATCATGTATAGGACTTGTGGTGTTTCATACATGTCCTTTGTAATACGGTTTTGTACTAAGTACTTACCACGAAATTGTTCCATTCCCACATAAGTAAATTCGAAATCACGGTCGTGATTAATTCTTGTATTTAGATAGTCAAGCTCGTCATCAGTATAATCATCTAGAATAGCTTTATCATATACACCACGTTCTACGTTAACTTCAATGATATCCTTTAGATGCCATGGTTCGTATTGACCATAAACCTCTTTACGGATCTTATAGTTAATAAGTCTTGCAGCGACGTATTGATAATTTGGGGTATTGTCTGAGATTAACTCAGCTGCTGACTTAATAAGCAACTCATGAATATCGTATGCTTTGATACCATCATATAGTTGAATATTTGATTTGAGTTCTATTTCAGATACGCTAACACCTGCGATATCCTCAACAGCCCACTCGAGAACTCTATGGACTTTATCAAGGTCGAACGGTTGTTTAGAACCGTTACGCTTCGTAACAGTAATTGTCATGTTTTCATTTTCCTCATAATAAGGTATATATTATAACACAGTTTACTGGAAAAGTAAACAACTATTCTTCGGGCGTAACAGCCTCTTCGTAGTATATAATAATTTGTTCTTGTTGATTTAGGTATCTTTTGATATCAGCAATGTTCATTGCAAGATTCTCATAGTCCTTCATACTAAGGGCTACGTATGCTAGTTCACCATAAGTTTCAATGAACTCTTTTTCGAATTCTGCAAAGTTATCTTTGTTGACTACAAAGACTCTTACATCACTTAGCTGTAGTGCTTTCGGTCGAGCTGCTATCCCCACCTGAACTCTTTCCACCTTCGTCACTGTTATCTTTTCCGGCTCCGGACTGCTTAGCAGGGTCGAGCACCCAGTGAGGAAGAGGACGTTCAATAGGACTACCAGACTCAGCCATGAACTCGCGCCATAATTTCGCTGTAGCATTATTCATTCTCCCTTCTAAATTTTTAGGATCTTTCAAAGCATCTTGTACTAAATCAAGACGGCTAAACTTAGATCTCAGAGCATCGCTATAAGCTTCTGCCTTCTGAAGATCTTGCTGTAGTTTACCATTGAGTTCCATTTGTTTTGCCATGTCACCTTGTAGAGTTTTGATACTCTCCTCAGATGTGGCAATTGCAGACTCTAGTCTCACCACGTTTGCACGTGCTGTCTCTAGATCAGATTGAAGTTTTGTGATATACCAATAACCAATTCCACCCAAACTTATCAATGTTAATACTATAGCAATTCTAATAGACGAAAACAATTTCTATCCTCCATTTCTCCTAAACATCTTATTGATGTCATACTTGGAACGGCCATCGTTAAACTTCTTTGGCTTTCCAGTAGGATTCATATCTACCGCAGGACCAGTTGAATTCACTGCGACTTCTTCATTCTTCTTTTTCTTATCCGGATGTCCTTTACCACCATCTGCACGATTTGCCCATACAGCTTTACGTTGTGCGTGTGATACGTAATTCTCATCTTGTTTGGCAGCATTAAATGCTGCGACTGCCATTTTAACAATCTCTTCTTTGGACTTACCTTTGAATTGTGGTGCATCAGACTTTAAGAAATCGTCAATCCAAGCTTGTTGTCCATCAGATACAGACAACTTCTCTACCATATAAATACTAGGATCATAAGATTCACCCATTTCAAAATAAGGATTATCTGTGCCACGTTCTCTATTTACTGCTTGATTTGCTTTTTTAATTGAACCTGCAACATCATTAGGATTAATCATAATTGGTTTATCCGGATCACCTGTTACCCAATCACCCTTTGTTTTATCTTTTTTAGGATCAACTTGTGCTGGATAATGGCCAAAGTTTTCAGTAAATTCTTTAAATGATTTCATCGTTTTAAATCTCCGGGTGCAACATATATATCAGTTTGTGTTGATACATGTCTTACTTTATAAACTGGCGTGCCGAACAAATAATCAACAGGATCATTGTTTGCGTCAGCTATTATAGATGTTCCGGCTCTTGCAATTAAATCACCAGTAGAAGGTGATGCAATATCTTCCGATAGGATATACTCACCAGGTGCTAACTGATCGTTTTCCATAACGTTCCAATTTCTGCTTTCATTGATTGTCATATCAATATCAGCTTCAATTTGTTTTAGTACTTCGGCAATTTGCTCTTCTGATAGATTAGTATTCTCTTTAAGGAGAAACAGTGCAGCGGCATATGAAGCCAACTTAGACTTACCGAAAGGAAGCTTTTCCAGTAGTCTTTTGACGTTGAATACTAATCTATGAAAAAGAGTATAATGAGTCTTGTCCTCAGCATCGAGCTGATTACCCTTCTTGAGTATCTTACCATTTTCATCAATAATGCCACGCTTATACGCTTCCATGTCAACCCATTTAGTTGTAAGGGTTTTCAGGAATCTAAACGTATAATAAGTATCTGCAGCTCTAGATATAATACCCATTAAATTTTCCTAAGGACTTCTACTATATTCTCATCTAAAGGTACATCAATAAGTGTATCTTCTTTTAGATAACTTAGATATACCAAAAACGTTTTAATCGCAGACCAATGTTTCTGTTCCATTTTATAGAACATCATCTTATTGGCTGGATCAATACCAAACACATTATAAATGACAATAATATGATTCAATATAAGTCTGTGTTGTAGATCACCTTTTTCATAGCGACCTAATAAACGTTTCAAATACTTAAAACGTTGCACATCCTCATTAAACTCATCCATGTCTGTACACTGCGGGTTGTTATAATGCCGAGCCGCGTACAGCATAAAATTATCATTATTTAATTCATCAAATAGTTGCATTCAATTACCTCAACTGTTAAAATAAAGTATCTCCATATACTCTATTTAACAGTTTTCCAGAGGTTACTTTCTAATATCTTTTAAAGACTTCGGTGCTTTACCATCACCTTGGTCATTATCTCCAGTACGTAATTGACGTGCAGGTACGTTTGCAGTAATACCTTGGTCATCTTTAGGTACAAAGTCAAAGACATCTACTTTATGGTTATCTTTGAATTGCTTCTCACCTTCAGCTCTTGGCTCAAGTTTCTCTTGATCAGCATGCTTAGGATCGATAGCTTCTTGCATCTTCTGTTTCATTTCAGAAACTCGAGCTTTCTCAGCTTCACGCTTTTTCTTCATGGCAGCTTTCTGCTTGTCGATACCAGCCTGAGCTCTCTTTAAACGCTCACGATCTTTTTGCTTTTGCTTCATCTTAGCTAGTTTCTTTTCAGCAGCATCGGCACGACCAGAAGTTGAGAATCTATCAGCAACTTTCTTAATACCAGCGCCAACAGCTTTTGCACCTTTAGCAATAGCAGAACCGATACCTTCTTCAAGCTCTTTATACTGCTCTTCGCTAAGACCTTCAATATATGAATCAAAGTCTTCATCAGACATTTCGATGATTGATTCAACAGACTCAGCTACTGGCTCTTCAGTATCGTTGACTTCGTCGTCACCTTTCTTTTTCTTTTTCTTATCGTCGTCTTTCTTCTTGACTACGTCACCATCTTCATCGTCGATTTCGATAGCTTCTTTCTTAGTAGACTCATCCATTTCGCATTCGCCTTCTGGATGTTCTTTACCGCATTCAGGACAAACAGACTCTTCCATGTCCTTACTAATAGCTTTACGCTTCTTGTGTAAGTACTTGTCAGAATCATCAACTTCACCGTTATTATCGATGTCTTTGTCTTTACGGTCTTTGAATTTCTTTGCTGCAGCTTTCGGATCAGCTTTGTCTAGGCCTTCACCATCATCAGACTGATCGTTAGATGCATCTTCTTTTTTAGAATTACATTTGGCTCTCTCTGCGAGCTCCTCCTGTTTCATTCTAAGATATGCTTCCTCAATTGGGTTCATGTGTTTTCTCCTTAGTGCATGAATAAATTGCCGACCCATGCTGCGGCGGTTACAGATATAGCAATCCAGAATAAACGATTAATCACTGTAACTGTAACAGCAGTTTCATCTGTTTTCTTCTCAATTGCATCAATTCTTTCTTCGTTTTTTAACATACGATCCATAATGAAATTTTTATCTTGTTCAAGAGCAATAAGCTTTTCTTCAGCTCGAGCCAGTGAAATAACTGTCTCTGCTAGCTTATCGATCTTTTCTTCGATTCTATCCAGTCGAGCATTTTCTACGGCTATGTGCTCAGCTATAATAGATGTTTCCTGTTTAGTTGCCATCTCATTACCCCATTTAATTTAATCTAAGTCAGAAACTTTTGCACCTGACCACATTTTACAAGACCAATAGTTTGCTTTCCACTTTGGTCCCGGATTATCACAATGGTGTCTTGCTCTATAAGACTTTCGACGTTCCGGATCGTCTCTCTTAATTTCCATATTAGGATCACCAAATCCTAACTTGATAACATTACCTTTCTCGTTACGGACATAAACGTAAAACTTCTTTTTGCCGTCAGATGATCTGAAAGGATCATTAAGCTTTACCTTTTTACCCTGATACTCAGCTTCTTCTGAAATGAACTGTTTAAACTTTAACATTGTTATTGTCCTGGTGTATCATTTTTATATTTATTAGTTAACTCATCGGTTCCCCATTCACCAGCACCGTGCTCTTCATAACGAGTATTTCTATCAAGTACTTTACTAAACTCTTTAGTAGAGATGCCAGCAAAATCAGCAGCCCATTGTTTAATAATACCTTGAACACCTGTCTCAGTTGTTCTCATACCTGGTCTAGATAGGTTGTTCTTTTCGGCCCATTTATCCCAGCCACCAGCTTTACGAACCTCATTTTTCAATTCGCGAAGTCTCTTCAGTGCAATCTTATACTTCTCGCCATGAGCAAGTCTCTTGGCTTTATGATAATTGCTACGACCGAAGATAATCTTAGTTAGATCTTTGGCAAGATCAACTCCTATACCTTCTTGCTGATTCTGATAGTATTCTTTAAAAGTCTTCATTATTTCTTAGCGTCTCTTCTTAATTCAGCGCGCTTTTCTTTTGACAACATAGCACGAATCTTAGATAGCTTGTCACGATCATTTGGTGTCAATCTACCTTCTCTTTCTTTTTCTAATGCTCTTGCGTATGCAGCATCTGACTCATTGATATCCTCATCAGTATCTTCAATGATGTCTTCTAAATCTTCAATTTCCATAGAATCAAAGTTCTCTTCAACATAGTTTAGGAACTCTAACTCTTCTGCAATTAGATCGTCAAACAATGTATCTTCATTAGTTCTACGAATTGCAGCTCTCACACCTGGGTGACTAGAAAGACCTTTTGCAATACCTTCGATCTTACGTACGATAGCAGTCATATTACCACCTTTCCAACGTGGATCATTTAAGATACCATAAGCCATTTTGATTTGTTTATCAGAGAACTTCTTAGCACCAAACGCTTCATCGATACCTGCACCATCTTCCTGACCGTCACTGCTCTTAGCCATATCTCTAAACCATTTCTTCATATCAGCCGGAGTAACTCTGTCAACTGAATTGATCATATCACCCTTCTTAAGGGTCTTACGAAGTTTAGCTTTGATAGAACTAGGTGAACCGTCCATGAACACAGTAGGCATACCTTCAACATCAACTTTATACCAAGTTGCTTCGTCTAATTCGTCGTATTCAACAGATTCTGACATGTCAATAGTATGGTTAATTTCTTGCCATTGATATGAAATGATCTTCATGGCCTTTTCCATCTTTTTGAACTCAGGAACAACGTTGTCTGCATCTTTTGAGATTGATTTACACAATACGCTGGTAGGTGTCATGACTTTTTCCATACGGCGAACCATATCATCTACACCTTTGAATCCCATAGACTTGCTGTACTTTTCTTCGATATATTCTGCATCGTTATATTCAACGCTTTCATATTTGTTAAGGTCTCTATTGCCAGTTACTCTGACTTCATACTTACCAAATTTCTTGCCATGCATAGCTTTATCTGCTTGTAAAACTTTTGAAGTAGGAACCTGAATTTCAATATATGCGTCATTACCTTTACCCTTAATACCATAACTAGCAACCTCTTGGCCAGTTTTTTTCATCATATATTGTACAGCAGCTGTTGATTCTTTATCACCTTTTTTAGGGATGATTCTAATTT